TCGTCGGATTAGCAACCAAAGAGTAGAGGGTTAAATGGCTGAGAAAATAACGCCTGATTTACAAGAGTTCGGCTCTACTGGTCTGCGTCGTTCGGGCGGAACGATATTTGAAGAATTTTTAGTAAACCTCCGCGGACAACGCGGTGCAAGAATCTATCGAGAGATGGCGGACAACGACCCGACTATCGGCTCAATGTTATTCGCAATCGAAAAAGTTATTACTCGTCTTGAATGGCGCATCGACCCATACTCTGATAATTCTAAAGACGGAGAGATTTCTCCTGAAGATAAAGAAGTCGCGGCGTTCGTAGAATCTTGTTTACACGATATGAGTGAGTCTTGGGACTCTGCTCTATCTCAGATGCTTTCAATGTTGGTCTTTGGTTTTTCATATCACGAAATTGTTTACAAAGTCCGCGAGGGAGATAGCAAAGACCCTCAGCGTAAATCTAAATTCAATGATGGTCGTATCGGCTGGCGTAAAATGCCAATCCGCGCTCAAGAAACTTTATTCCGATGGATGATGGATGATGACGGCGGAATTCAAGGAATGGTTCAAGTAGACCCATCCTCGGGCGGTATCCACCACATTCCAATCGAGAAGTCTTTACTATTCCGTACCAGTTCACAAAAGAATAACCCTGAAGGTCGCTCTATCCTTCGTAACGCTTACCGTTCTTGGTATTTCAAGCGTCGTATTGAGGAAATCGAAGCAATCGGTATTGAGCGTGACCTAGCAGGTTTGCCAGTTGCTTATGTGCCACCTGAGTTTCTTTCATCTACTGCAACAGCCGAGCAAGCCTCAGTTCTAGCAACTATTCAAAACATCGTTACATCTATTAAGCGTAACGAGCAAGAAGGAATCGTCATGCCTTCTATGTATGACGACCAAGGACACAAAGTATTTGATTTAGTTCTTCTATCTTCAGGCGGTTCTCGCCAGTTCGATACAGACAAGATTATTCAGCGCTATGACCAAAGAATTGCTATGTCAATCCTTTCTGACTTTATTCTTCTTGGCTCTGACCGAGTTGGCTCTTATGCCCTTGGAACTTCCAAGATGGATTTGTGGTCAATGTCAGTTGATTCAATCGCTAAAAACATTGCTGAAGTAATTAACCAACACGCTATCCCACGCCTGTTAAAACTTAACGGCATGGATGTTTCTCGCGCTCCTTATCTAACATACGGTGAAGTAAGCCATGTTGATTTGAATGAGATTGCTGGATTCGTTGGTAACTTGGTTGCTTCAGGTGCAATAGTTCCTGACCCTAAGTTGGAAGAGTATCTACGCGACTTGGCTGGTCTGCCACCTGCCGAACACGATGGACAGAATTTTGGTATGCCTCCTATGCCTGAAGGTGAAGGAATTCCTCCTATGCCTGAAGAACCAACAACATCAGGCGAAGAAGAATTACCTCCTGCTCCTACTCAAACTGAGGCTCCGAAACTTCCTGAAGTTGGTTAGAGATGGCAATTCATTTTGCTAAGGCGCGAGAAAAGCGAGTCCCTCTAACACCTCAAGAGCAAGCCCTTGCTCGTACTTTGTACGACTCAATTCAGCGAGCCACGGACAAAATCTCTATGAGGCAACTTGAAAGTTTGCTTCGCAATATGAATCCCGAAACTTTAGAGCGCTTGCTTGAAACAATCACCATTGCCAATCAAAAGAAAATTCAGCAAAGCCTTTTAGCCTCTATTGACCTTGGCGGTAAAGAGGCGATTGAGCAGATTCAAAGCATTGCTCCAAAATTAGCCTTGCCAGCCTTCTTGCCTTCTAAGGTAAAGGTAGATAACAAACCTGCGATGGCTAACATGGAGTTCACCAAACTTCCAGCATGGGCGCAACCTAAGCCACCTAAAGTCGAATTTGTAATGTCTTTTGATAAGACAAACCCAAACTCTTTAGCCTTTGCTCAACGCCGTGCTGGAGAGTTGATAGTCTCGATTGATTCCCTTACCCGTAACTCAGTTCGTCAAGCAATCATTGATGCTTTCAACGAGCAATTAGATTACAGAGCAACAGCCCGAAGAATTAAAAATGTTGTAGGACTTCATCCTCAATGGGCAAAAGCAGTTACTAACTTTGAGAAGAAAGAGTTTGACCGTTTAGTTAAGAGCGGAATCAAAGAGGCAACCGCTCGCGCTCGCGCAATAGAACGCTCAACCCGTTATGCAGATTCTCTTAAGAGTAAAAGAGCAACGATGATTGCTCGTACAGAGATTCAAATTGCTCAGAACGAAGGACGCCAAGAGGGATGGAACCAAGCGGCTAAAGAAGGTTATGTAGATGTTGAAGCACAAAAGATGTGGGTCATTGCTCAAGATGAACGCACTTGCGATATTTGTTCTGAATTAGATGGCGAAATAGTTCCTTGGAATGAAACATTCTCCAGCGGTCATGAAACCCCAGGAAGAGTTCACCCTAATTGCCGTTGCACCATGGTAATTATTCCTCCCGATAGGCGCCGTAAATGAGTATCGAAATCGCTTTGCCTGTTGGATACAAACCAGTTTTCAAACACGGCGACCACGACCAGTCATCACACGGCTCATGGGCGCACGGGGTCGAGGTAGCCCCTGATGTGGTTCGCTCTGTCCTTGATAGGGTCAAGGAGAATGGCGGTCTCTCAGTAAGCCTTAAGGACGGTTCTGAGCCTACTAAGGGCTTTATGGTTGCCAAGGGCAAGAAGTACGCGGCGATTGTCAAGGCTGATGACTTCTTCGATGAGAGTAAAGGCGCCGAGATTCTTTCTTCATACATGAAACAACATAAATCCGACCTAGCAACTGGGAAAAACTTCCTCGGTTTATGGCATAATCAGGATGACGGACAGGTCTATCTTGATGTATCGGAAAACATCATGGATGAAGGAGAGGCTACTGCCCGTGGTCGTGACCGCGACCAAATCTCAATTTGGGATGTAGCAAACTTCAAAGAAGTAGAAACAGGAGGAACAGGTGGCATCGAAAAAACTCGAAGCAGTAGAACTGCCCGATATGTCGAACATGACGGACGAGCAGATAGACGCTTACGCCAAAGAAATTTGGGCGAAGTTAGCAAAACCCTCAAAGTAATTTATTTTGACTTCGGGTTAAAACCCGTATTCAAACATGGTGAACACGACCAGTCCGAGCATGGAAACTGGGCTAGAGGTTTTACCGAGGATGAAATTGGTCGCATTGAAGAGATGCGTGGTCTCGGTCCATCTTTAGAGGATTTAGATAATGTTCTAAAAGGTGACACGGAATATAGTGATGAACAATTAAAACTTACTGTTGAAAATGATTCTGACCTTTATGCTGATGCAACTCAAGGAATCGATGAAAGAGTCGAAGAGGCTTTTCAAGAGGCTAAGTATGAGTACGAGGACCAAGCGGCTAACGATAAAGCGAATGAAGATTTAAGAAATCGCCTATATGAAAAAATTCAAGATGAAATGGTTAGTGAATATGTAGAGGCTCAAAGAGATACATTGAATGAATATGAAAGAGTTAATTCAGGAGATACTGGTCAAGACCCTGAAGAATTAGTACCATTCTTTCAAGAAGTCTATGGAGTTAGCCATACTGGAACTAATCCTGATGGACAAGAGGTAACTCTTAATACAAACATTGGTCAAGTATTTCGAGATGGCAATAGCATTTATGTGCGTGGAGATATTACCGATGAAGAGGGCAACATGGTTGGTGAAGTATCTCGGCGCTTCTTTCAAAAAGATGGAGTATGGAATGTTGAGCATGAAGTCTTAGCAATTCCCGACCCAACTTATCAAGGAACAGGTTTTGGTAAAGCAATTATTGAACAATCAGAGGCTTGGTACACAGCCCGAGGTATGGGATATATCGAGGTTGGTACAGCATGGGATGGCGCTCGCCATTGGGCGCGAGCAGGTTATGACTGGAAGCCTGACCGAGTTGCTGACAACTTACAAACGATTGCTAATAATGTTGAATATGTAGATGGATTTGAACGAGGCACTCCAGCAAGAGCAGAATTTGACGCTTTAATGAGTAGAGCAACCGACGGCTACAACCCAACATTTTCTGATGAAAGCGGTAACGAATATCCTGCTTGGGATTCAGTTAAAAGCATGAAAGAAGATGGTTTCCCACTACCCGCTGAATTCGCAAACATTGGTTATACAAAGGGTGCAACAGAGTGGGCTGGTAGAAGTTTGATGTATGACTTGAGATTAAAGTACACAAAGTCATTAACCGCTGAAGGTCAAAAACTATTAGACGGTCCCATTGACCACGATGGCGACGGATTGGTTTATGATGGAACAGCCCGTGAAAAGCCAGCGCCTAGTGGCGGAAAGT